TTCCCTTTCGGTCGGTGGGTGGCGGGGCGGTCGTTTCCGTTTTCAAAGGCTCTTTTGCACGGGGCGGTCGGATACAAGGTTTTCCCGATAAATACGCTCGCAGCGAAGCGAGAGGAAGATTTATCGGGAAACGGCGCAGCCGCCCGACCTTTTAGCCGACATAAAGCCCCGTGCTTGCTTTGCCTTTGTAAACGGGAATGATTGCTCCGCTTTGCTGTGTTCGGAAAATCGAATCTGCGTATCTGCACATAGTCGGTTATTAATGGATTGACTGACTTACAGATTCAATGATTCCAATACGACAGTACGACATGACTTCATGACGATATGACTGCTTGACTGCCGACATTCAGCGAAAGAAAAATCATGCTGTTCTCTTTTCGCCCGTGTATAATCCTTTCCAGCAACACTTTGCGGACTTTCGCCGCCCCGAATGATTCGATACGGAAAGCGAGGGCGGCTATCGTTTCGAGATTGTAAACCTCCGCGCTGTATCTGTCCGATATGCGGATAATGCGCCTTATGTCATATACGCTCAAAACTCCGCTTTTGCAGAGAGCCTTTATCCCAGCCCGAACCGTCGGGGCAATAACCCCGAACAGTTCGCAGATTTCCCACTCGGTCATGGCGGTTGCGCCTATATCGCTCGGCAGGGAGATATTGCCCTGCCCGTCCATCGTGATAATGTTCCTTTCTCCTTTCATCGGTATACTGTTTTAAGGTGACTAAATGGCTCGGCAAATACTCTTCTCCATATCCTCCAACTTGTGCGACAAGTCTTCCATGTCCTGACTTATCTTTTGGGCGGTGATTTTGGCGTAAATCTGGGTGGTCTTTATGTTAGTGTGACCGAGAAGCCTGCTGACGGTTTCAATGGGTACGCCGTGCGACAAAAGTACGGTCGTGGCGTTCGTGTGACGTGCAAGGTGATAGGTCAAGCGCACCTTGAAACCGCACTGTCTGCCTATCTCTTTGAGTATCTTGTTGCAACTGCCATTGCTCGGAACGGGGAAAACATGACCGTCCCTTGCCAGCCCCTTGTATTTCTCTATGATACGTTTTGGAACGTCCAAAAGACGGATGTTCGATTCGGTGTTGGTTTTCTTTCTTCGGGTGATTATCCACAGATTGCCGTCGAAGAATGTTTGCAGGCGGTCGGCGGTGAGGTTCTTCACGTCCGAATACGCCAAACCCGTGAACACGGAAAAGACGAACAAGTTCCGTACAAGTTCATGGGTGGCGTTCTTCATCGGTGCGTCCATGAGCGTCTGTATCTCCGTTTGGGTGAGGTAGCCCCTATCCACGCTTTCGGGAGAGTTGATATATCCCGCAAGGGGTTGAACGGCAAACGCCCGTCGTTCCTCGCAATGGAAACGATGTGTTTCAACACAATCATGTAGCCCCACACGGTATTGGTGCGGCATTTCTTCTCCGTGCGCAAAAAATACTCGAAATCGTTGATGAATGTGAGGTTGAGTTCCTTTAACGGGATGTCCTCACGCTTGTAGGCATGGGGCAGGAACTCCCGAATATGGTTGCAGACCGTCCGATAACGGGTAAATGTCCCCTGCGCCCTGCTGTGTCCGACTTTCTTCTCAAACTCGGCGTTGTGCTGCTCGAACAGCTTCAACAAGGTTTCCTGCTTGACGCCGATGCCGAGATAGGCGTCTTTGAGTTTGGCGGCGGTAACATAACCGTCCGTCTGCATCAGTTCTTGATAACGGCGGTTTACATCCACACGGATTTTATCTACCGCAAGGTTGATTCTCTGCGCTTCGACGCTCTTGCCCGAAGCACGGCTGTTCTTCACGTCCCACAAGCGTGGGGGAACGTCCATCTTGCAACTGAACTGTTTAATCTCGCCGTCCACCGTGATACGGCACATCAGAGGCAGGTTGCCGTTCGGCTTCTCGCTGCCTTTCTTCACGTAAAATAATACCTTGAATGTACTTCGCATACTCACTCCTTTTTTGGTTACAAAATTAGTTATTAGTGAGTTACCGACAGCTATGCAAATCGACGCAAAACGCAGAAACAGAACTATTTAGCAAGAAATCTGCACCCGTTATGGGAGTAATGAGGTGGTAACTGAACTTCTGCACCGTTTGGCTTCGAGGTGGCATTTCGTTGGCTCTGCTCCATAGAAAAACAAAGCGTAACGAACGCTGTATCAGCTAATTCGCTACGCTTTTCCCAAATTTGCTTTTTCGCTATGTGTTTATTTTATTAACAGATGGTAGAATAATCGGTGTCGGGGCAGAATCTAATAAATTCTTTAAATAAGAAACTTTGATTGCATATCCAACATTTTGAGCATCGGGAACACCCGCATTTGTGATGCCAACTAAATTGCCGTTTTTATCAAACAATGGGCCGCCACTATTGCCAGGCTGTATGGGAACAGAAATTTGATAAGTTACAACATCGCCTTGATAGCCTGTTTTTGAACTTATAATGCCATCCGTAACTTTTATTTCTTCTCCTAATATATCTGACATGGGATAACCTAATGCAAACACACTTGTTCCGACATCAAGGATAGGTGTTTTTACTGCATATGGGAGTTGTGCAAAATTTGTAAATGATTTATCCTCGATTTTTAGAATGCTAATATCGTTTGCTTTATCTGAAATGAGTACTTTAGCATTGTACGTTTTAACCTCTCCGTTTCTATTTACGAACACGTCGATTCCATTGGCTCCGTCTACAACATGGAAATTAGTGACGATAATGCCATTTGTGGCAATAACAAAACCGCTACCCGACGAGGTGTATTGTTTTTCCGTTCCTGAGGATATTGGTCGCTGTTGTTTAGATTGTGTTTGTGTTGAAGCTATGTATTCGTATGCTATCGAGTAGTAATAATATTGATATGTGGCCGCTGCAAATGGAGTGCTATTATCACCTGTGCCGTATGAGAACTTAATTTTTAGTGTAGGTGTTTTCCATAAAACAGAAGAATTGCCTGTTATTAGCGGTTCTCCATAAGTCACAACTAAATCCATATATTTATCTTCAACCATGTTACTGTTGAATCCAGATGTATAATATTCGAGTTTGGTCAATTTATCATCTATGAAATATAAATCATAAGTAGAATGTGGGGGTTTTCGAACATCGCCTCTTACATATTCAATCCATTTTACACCATTATCATAGGTGCTTGAATTTTGATATTTGTATCCCGATTTTTGACCAATGGCTCCAATCGCAGTAATTCTACTACCTCCTAATTCAAAACCATCAATGGTTTCTGTTTGAGCATGTAAAATGAATGCCTGAAACATTAATATTATAAGTAACAACAAAGATTTCATGTCTTGTGATTTTTATTATGGCTTGTCATAAATGAAAGATAGCTGTTAATATTTCTTTGACGGATAAATCTGAGAATGATTTCCCATCAGGTAAATAGCATGGGACAAAATGGCCTGTCACATCGGAAAAGTTTTCATTAGATGAAACAATATTTACCTCATTCCCATTAGCCTCCGATAGTTGGATTATCGCATTAAAAACACGTGTAGGATCATGCCGTTTACAAAGTATGGCATTTAGTGTTTGTGACTCTGAGTTACAATTCACAATCTTTTGGATTACAAATTCAGTTGGCATTTGACACATAATAGAAAAATATATGTGCCGTCCCATCCCTCAAACGGCAAGTTAATGGTAATAAGAAAGCGCAGGGCTGAAAGCTCATTTGAGGATAGTAGGCCGTAGGATTGCCCGAACATTCAAATAAGCAACAACCCCGCGCCGTATCCGTAAAGGATATGACGGGAGATAAGGTCTGCCTATTCTCATGTTCAATGAATTTCCTACGTTCACTATCCGAGAATAAACTTACGCTTCCGTAAATTTCAATATGTCATCCACAAAGGTAAAAAACATATTCTGAAAACGCAATGACCTTATCCCGCTTTTCGGGATTGTTGCCGTATCAAATTTCTGAAAAACAAAGTTTCTATCCAATAGCAGGGAGTATGGAATCGAAACTTTGTTAGTTGTAAGTTGGGTTAATCGTCCCCGCAGATTTCTTGTATTACGCCGTCCATGTAAATCGCCTGTCCGCTGGATTGTCTGCCCCACCAGTAGCAACCGTATTCCTCGATGATAACCTCGCCTTGCTCTTTCAGTCGTTCAGCCAGCCAAGAATCAATCAGCCACCATTCCATGACATCATCCACGAACGGATAAAGATATTCTTCGGAAATAAGGTTTGCCCGTATCATTTCCTCGATAACTGTGCTTTGATTCTTCAAAACACAATTCTGTACTATTCGTTGCGCATTCATATAATC